GTGATCTTCAAGGATCGTTGCCCGAAGCTAGTGAATGAAATCAAGATGTGGAAATGGAAGAAGGAAAAACTAGGCCAAGAGAAATTCGTTAAGGAAGAGCCGGTTCGTCTTAACGAAGACGCGTGTAAGGCCCTGACTTACCTTGTCGGTGGTAGACCCGAGACACCCAAACCACCTGAATCAAAGCCTCATGCATGGACGGAAAAGTCTTACGAGAAAGCCTGTGCCGAACAGGGGCCGTTACTACCCTCCGATGAGGTACCCGCAGATGGTTAAAGCTGATGGTTGAATTAGTCCAAGTCACAGAGTACGACAAGCCTAAGAATCTTATCTTCGCCCAAGTCCAGATCAGAAAGTACGGAGGTATCCCCATCCAATGCGACGAGGTGGAGGACGGTAAGACTACGGGTAAGGTCGCGATCTTCCGTAATGTGAAAGAACTTCAACTCCTCAAACCCGATACCATCAATAGGAACATCTTTGCCTGAGCACACACCCGAAGAAAGAGGAGCGAACCCCCAAGCAACACCTGCACCTTCTTTAAAAGACTGGTTCTCCCGGCTTAAGTCTTCCGAAGACCACATGAAGAAGAGATTTAAACCAAGGTACGACCTTGCCAAGAAAAGACTCCGTGCGGAATATAAGCTCGCTCAACAGTCCGGAAAACTCCCCGCCCATAATCAAGTGCCTCTTCTTTATGCCATAGGGACGAACTTCGTTAATTCCGTCCTCTTCAAGAACCCCTATATCAATTTCAAGGCAAGGAATGAGCAAGAGACTGAAGAGGTCGAGAATGTCGAGATCAAGGTCAACGACTTCTTAAAAGATAAGAAATCAAAGAAAAAGACCCGAAGGGGTGCCTGGGACGGGTATCTAGCGGGGTTCATGTGCTTTTACACGGATTGGGTCTATGAGGATGTCGATACCGGTGAACCCATGATGCAGACCGTCAATTCGATAGATGAGTTTGGAAATCCTACCCAGGTGGAACAGCCCATCATCGGGGAAGATGGGAAACCCCAGACCAAACGGGAAATCATAAAGAACGAACCTATGTTGGAGCGTATCGCTCCTAACTTAGTTCGTTTCCCAAGAGGATTTGATTTTGACACTCCGGAAGACTCCCCCTGGGTGGGGTTTGAATCAGTCGTTACTTTAGAAGAAGCCCGGAAAGACCCCAAACTCGATCAAGAGATCACGGCGGGTCTTGAGGGGACAGCCTACAGCGCCTTGGTGGATAAAGAGGCTTATACGGACAATGACCGATCGGAAGATATGAAATTCGTTAAACTTTTCTATATTTTCTACAAGTCAGACAACCCACGTATCCCCTACAGTCTTAAAATACTCTGTGACGAGAAGAAAGATAAAGTCCTACACGATCAACCCTTTAAAAAAGGTCACGTGGGAAGTCCGTTGAAATTCGCTCATTGGAATCCCTTAGACGATGACGACCCTTATCCGATGGGTGATGCTTGGATGATGGAATCACAGTTTGCCGCGATTGACCGGTGGTGGAGAACTTATCTCAACCACGTTAAAAGGATCTCCCCAAAGAATATCTACAACAAGCGCTTCGTCACCCCCAAAGAGATTCAGAAGCTCAAAAGCAACGAAGATGAAGAATGGGCCGGGGTGGGAGAATCCAATAAAGACGGCTTGCCCTTAGAAAAACTGATTCACAGGTTTCAACACAGCCCTGTCCATCAGGACATGACCATCTTTAGCCAGTTTGCTGAGAAAGTCTTGAATCGTGTCTCCCCCCGTACTTCTCTTTCTCTTGGAGAAGGTAAGTCAATAGACACCGCCACGGAAGCCAATATCATCCAACAAGGAGAACTCTCCGACTTAGATGCCCGGGTGGAGATTCTGGTAGAGCTCTTTAAAGAGATCGGACTCGACCTAGCCGGTCTTTTTCAAAACTCCCTCCAGGGCGTTACCAAAGTCGAAGGGGAGCTACCTACGGGAGAAAAGATTTCAAGGGAGACTGATAAATCAGGATTTACCACTAATCTTGACATGGATGTAAACGTGGAAACCATGCAATCTCAGAACCGGGAAATATTTAAACGCCAATTAATCGATGAAATTATCACGATCGATACTGTTATCAAACCCGCGCTCAAGGAATCCAATAAAACGATCAAGATGGAGTTTTTCGCCAAGAAATACTTCGAAAATATAGGAATCAGGAACGCGGACCAGGCCATTGTGGATGCCGGACTCCGTGATGCCTCAAGGGAGCATGAAGACTTGGCTATGAAAGGGATTCCCATAGAGGTTCAGGAGGGTGAGGACATGGAGAAGCACCTTGTGGACCATTTCCAGACCTTAAGGGACCCTGAAAAAATGAAAAAGTACGAACAGCTTCGCCCGGGATTCGAAAAGGAGCTTTTAGGGCATACCGTTGCGACTTCTGAGAGACTCGCGGCACAGAAAAACGAGCAACCTAATCAACCTAAGTCTCCTGTCAGTGGACAGAGAGATCAATTCGCTACGGAGCTTTCAAGAAGTTGACAAACACGGGAGACACTAAACGCTTTATCCGTGAGGACTTATATGTTTACTCCGGTATGCTCATTTTTACCTTATTGCAGGATTGGCTCCGAAATCTCCTTTATGCCACAGGGCTTCAGACAAACCCACAACCCTATAGCATAGGTATCCTTCAGGGGTTATTTATTCTGTTCCTTGTGGCGCAAATTGTCAGAAATTGGGACCGGTGGAGATATTATGAATAGGGTCCTATGATCCCGTGCGCAGAGCTTCAGATGAAGATCGGGAAGAAGGCTTTTAAAGAGCTTGCCCTAAAGCAACCGGGACAGACAATGGCAAGTTTGGAGAAGCGCCGGCGTTGGGGTAAGGGCACTACGGTCATGTCCATCTGTCAGCACGGGAATATAGAGAAGCCCCCAGAGGGTGTTTTCTGTGAGACTTGCCTTAAGGAAACTCCTGTCACAAAGACCCCTGATTTCCAACCCCATTACAATTTAGGTCTCGGAGGATGGGTGGAGTCAAAACAGGACTTGAAGAAAACAGTAAAGGATAAGAAACTGATACCATTGGGAGATCAAATAGATTGGTAAGAAAATTCGAATACCTCATGGTCAAGCCTCGGGATTTAATTGATAGCCGAAGAACGCTTGAGAATATACATCTCGGGGATGAGCTTCTTCTTTTTTTAGGTATGAATATTCTTGGTTCTGAAGGTTGGCATTTTTTAAGTGACCCAATCTCCGGTCACGCGGTTACGGCAGAGCGCGAGCTAGAAGTGCCAAACCGTGCCAAGAAAGCCAAAAAAGTCAAGAAAGCCAAGGAGGCTCTCGCAATTTGAATAACGGTAACGAAGTCAAAGTAAAAGCAGTCGTCGAAGTAATCCTCCTCTCAAACGATCAAATTAAGCTCGAAACCTCAAGCAATAGCACTATTACCACAATGGGTCTCCTTTCCGCAGGTTTAGCTCTTGCCGGCTACAAATTCACAAAAAAAGAAGCACCCAAAATCCAAGTCCCAAGGGTCATTTTATGAGAGGTCTTTTACCTAAATGGCTCAGAGACGAGGTTGAAGATAAGGATGAATCAGTCGCTAATGATCTTCTTTGTCCAAGGGAAAATGCGTTCTATGCTTCTTCTTTGAAATCTGATGGTTTCAATACTGGTCCTTTTAAAAGTTTCAAGAAGTTCCATAATAAAAGAATATGATCCCCGAAGAGCGACGCAGAAAGGAGGATATGATTCGACTTTTTATCAGTCTCTTGAAGAATCTTGGGATTGATAAAGACGTGTACCAAATATTACAGAAGAATTAAGGCTTAACCTGGCTTCATAAGAAGCAAGCAACAAGCCACTGCTGAGTGAATTTCACTTGGCGGTGGCTTTTTTTGTTTTATAAGAAAACAGTAATCGACCAACCCGAAAGGGAGTCAAGAAAGTAACAAGAAAGGAAGAAGAAATGGGTGAACAAATCGAAACTCCAGCCGGAACACCTGCCGAGGTAGCTCCTCCGGTAGAATCCGATTACAGTTCGGTACTCACTGAAGGTCAAAAAGGCGAGGGGGCTCCGCCAGAAGAGAGTCCAGAGGTTAAACCGCCCGAGGAACAAGAGCAAACCCCGGAGAAACCCCCTGAAAAACCAGAGGGGACTCCAGAGACTCCATTCCTTGAGCTTGTCGTGGATGAGGGGCAGAAACTTTCTTTTAAGACTGAAGAGGAATTTAATCAATTCCTCGAGAAGAACAAAACCTTAAATGAAGGCTTCATGCGTCAGTCCGACTACACCAAAAAGACTACAGAAGTCTCGAGTGTTAAGAAGTCTTTCGTTGAGAGCTTCGGCAGGGTACCAGAACCCAGGGAATTACAAGCCTTGGGTAAAATCTACCAGGCCTGGAGCGATCCGAAGTATCAAGAGGTTCTTTCGGCGATCATTAATGACCGTCCGTTGCCTAGCCCAGTTTCTCCAGCAGAACCACTAGAGCCCGAAGACCCCGTTCAAAAAGAGATCAGAGAATTACGATCTTCATTTGAGGGGTACGTTAAGAGACAGGAGGGCCAGGAGGCCCAAAAGTCTCGAGACCAGGCTCAAAATAGTTGGAACTCTTGGAAAGAAGGTCGTGAGACCAAAGGCGAAAAAATCACTGAGGAAATAGAGACCACGATGGGTCCAACCATCGCCGCTCTCGACAAAATACATCCTGAATGGGATGACAATAAAATCCTCGATGAAGCCTTGAAGCGGGCGAAGATTATAAATGACCCGGACGGGAGTAAGAAGGAAATCGTCAAAGAAACTCTTCAATCTGCGGATAGCGCCAAGAAGAAAACTCCACTAAAGACCACTCCTACGCAACCCGAGAAGACCGTTTCTGAGTCCAGTTATTCCGAGTTATTGACTAAATAAGGAGTGAGTTATGGATATTTTTTCACTATTGAGGTGGATGGTCGGATGGAATGTTTCATTCGCCTTCAACCTCGACGCCGTTGATGCGGCTACTCACGCCAAGATTCAGGAGAAGTGGCAGAACCAACTCTCTACAAAGACTCCGCTTTTTTTAAAGTCTAAAGAGAGAGGCGGTTTCCATATGTACGATGGAGGCGATGAACTCGTCTTCCCCGTCGTCCTGCAAAATGGTGTAGCGGCGTCGTATTACGGTGACGATATTTTTGACACCTCCCGACAAGGCGGGCTCCAAAAGCTGACCTACCAGGTCCGGCAGTTCTATTCTCAAGTCCGTGTAGACGGCATTGAGGAAATTTTGAACTCCGGTTCTGCGGCGGCGGCTGACGTTTTGGACGGGCGGTTCATGCAGTCTGAAATCACGACTGCTGAGAATTTTGAAGAAATGAGCTTTGGTGATGGTACGGGTAACGTAGGTGGTGACGGTGTGGCAAGGGATTGGAACGGATTCCAGAACCTCATCGCAGACGATCCCACCACCGGAACCATCGGCACTCTCTCGCGTACAACCTTCCCCAATCTGAGAAACCAAGCCTATACGACGGCTGTGACGGGTTTTAATACCGCACAAGCAGGCCGTATTGCTTTGATTACTCTTTGGCAGGATTGCACCCGGGGGCTTAGGTCGCCTAACTGGATCGTTGCGACCGGGCTTATTTGGAGGCTTTACAACCTGAGTTTGACTGCAAACGAGCGTTTTGAAATGCAGAGCAATCCAGGGACTCTCGGAAAAGCCGGTTTTAAGACTCTTCAATTCAACGGTATGGAATTTGTAGAGTCAGAGTTTTGCCCGGCAGATCACCTGTACATGGTGAGATGGGCAAGGCCACGTTCCGACGGGGGGATCTTCTTTTTGATTCACCGCTCAAGGAACTTTAAACTCGGTCCTTTCCGAATCCCCACGGATGGGGATTACCGTGTGGCCTACTCGCTTACGGCGGGACAACTTGGAAGTGACGGTCCGTCTTTAAGCGGAGTTGCAACCAACATTACGGGATAACTAGTTGAAAACAAAGGAGATAAAGATGAATAAGCTTAAAGTTTTTGCTTTGTTCGTCCTGATCTCATCACTGGTTATCTTTTCAGCTTCACCTGCTTTTGCGCTTCAATGCAAAACGGGTCAAAGTTTGAATAGTGATGAGTGCTTCACGGCAGTTGAAATTGAAGAAGGTTACTGGAGTACAACACTAGGTCTTCACGAGGTCTCACGAGGCACTATTGTCGTCGCTTCAAAGGCCGGTCTTACGACCGCTTTGAACGATGGCTATAAGGCCCGATTCTCGACCTCCTCAGCCGATTTTTCGGTTTTGGGTGTGGTTCAGAGAGCCATTACTTCAGGTGAGAGCTTAGGTATGGCTCAAACCTTGGGTCGTGGGTTCGTGCTGACCGCAGGAGATGGCGGTGTTGCTTCGGGAACTCCTATTGCGATCACAGAAGGTGTTACGTTAGCTTCAAGAGCGGGTCAAGCGGTAGAGGTTATTCTTCCGGATGGGTTATCAACAAATCCCAACGTCGGTAGATCTATTATCGCGACCACTTTAGAAGCAAATACGACCGAGGATTCAGAAACCGCGTCGTATATCCATATCACCTAAAGGGAGATTTTTCATTGGGGCCGGGGATTAAACCCCCCGGCCTCTGTGAAAATCAACCGTTCAAATGAACGTTGGTGGATACGTCACACGTACTTTGAGAAAGTTTGAGCTCCCTATTGATGACCTTGCCACCCGGGATCTCGCTAAAGACTTTCTGGATGATGTAATCCAGGAAAACTACAATTTTAAAGAGTGGCAATTTAGGGTCTCTCGCTTTTCTTTTAACACTTCGGCCGGTGTGGAGGAGTATGCCCTCTCAAAACACGCCTCCTCGATTATGATGGAAACCATGAGAGGAACGGACCCTATCCGTAAAATCCGGTTTGAACCCCGCCATGAATTTTACGGAAAAAGGCTTCACGAACTCGATGCAGGAGATCCCTACTGGTATCGCTTAGGTGAGATGTTCGGCTATGAGGTGAATGTCTCAGCCGCAAGCGTCATTACCTTTAGTTCAAGTCTAACAAATCACACCACTGGTACGGTCACTCTCGCCACCGGAAGTACACTTGTCACGGGCGCAAGCTCGGCCTTCACCGTTGACATGGTGGGTAGGTGGTTCAATAGAGACAACGACGAGAAAAGTTACAGGGTTGCTAAATTTATTTCTACCACAAGGATTTATATTGAGGAGCCTTATGAGGGCGCGGCCGGCTCAGGTCTCAGTTACACCATCGGAGATATTGTTCAAAGAGGAATTGTTTTAGGTTTCCTACCTTCAGGGGCTATCACAGAAGAAGCGGTGGAATTAAACGGCTCCACAGGAGTTTCTACGGTTCAATCCTTCTCCTCTCTTATCCGTATTTCAAAATCTCACAGGACCCACGGTGCGATTACTGCAACGTCTAATGGAGGTCTTGTCACAAATATCATTCTCGATCCCGGGGAGCTCGAGGCCGAGTTCCAGACCATAAAAATGTATCAGATCCCGGATAGAGAAGAAAGAATCGAATACGAGTGCTACACCCGTCACCCGATTCTTTATAAAGATTCGGAATCCCCTCTTTTCCCTATCGCCTTTCAGCCTTTGATTCAGATGGATTTAGATATTCGTTTTAAGGATGAGTACCTCAACCAGAAGGTGTCTCAAATTCTTTTATCACGCAGGGAAAGGCTTTTCGATCAACTCGTCACTCTGGATAATTCACTCGATTCATGGCACGTCACCACAGAAAAGGAAACGCAAAGTGTCAATGTTAGGGGTACTAACCTCCCGACAAATTTTGGACCCTACGGCGAAGACTACGACTATTGATTCTGTGTGGTCCAAGGTTTTTGACTACGCTTTAAAGATATTCATCGTAGTCAGTACCTTTTTCTATCTGCCTTTCCCGTCAGGGATTCAGGCGACTCCGGATCAGGTTGTCCAGTGGATGTACGATATGCAAGAACTCTTCTTTCGCTACGGGGTTTTCGTTCTATTTGGATTATCATTTTTCTCAAAACCCAAACGCCATCTCAAGAGCGTTGTCTTAGGTCTTCTTCTCGTTTACTGCATATCAATCTCCACTTTTATGAGTTTTGACCTCGTTACAAGGCGGACGCTTATGAACTTTTCCATTGGAATTTTCTTCTACAAAATGGTGGTCGAGAGGGCGGAAGCTGACATCTCAAAATACGCATTTTGGCTGTATTGGCTACTCGTGGCTAACCTCGTCCTTAGTTTCCTTCAGACAGCCCAACTTGATCCTATCTTTGGTCACGTACGTCCTGAACTCATGCCCTATGACGATGAAGTAGGATTTATGCGCTTAAAAGCCACGCTAGGGGGTCTGGCTTCCGTTATAAGCCCCATTCTTTTCGTCCTCTCCCCCTGGCTCTCCCTTGTCTCTTTACCGCTTCTTTGGTATGGGGAATCTTCCACAGCCATCCTGGGTTTTGCGGCAGGGACCCTTTTCGTGCTTTATTACCAATCGAAGAGATGGATTTATTTTTTCCTGGTTCTCATTCTCTTTTTAACCGGGGGCGCGGCCTACGTTCTTAAATACGATATGCCCGGGGGTCAATTTCAGGAGCGTTTTAAAGTATGGTGGACTTCCTCTTCTCGGGTTCTAAAACAAAATCCTTATTTCGGTCTGGGTGGAGGGAAGTTTGCTCATTCTAAATTTATAACTCCTCAAGGCGTCGAGATGGACGTGATTGATTACGCAACCGCCGAGAGAAGAAAAATCCCCGTGAAACTCCCTTATCCCCCTCTCAGTTGGATTTGGGCCCATAACGAGTTTCTACAATTCTTTTTCGAGTTTGGAATCGTCGGTTTCGTCCTCATTGTTCTTTTCCTAAAAAATAGGGTGACTGATTTTAGAAGGTTCCGTAAGGACAATCAGCTTCAATGCCTTTTCGGATGTCTTATTGCTATCGTCGTATTTAGTTTCTTCCACTTCCCTTTTCACCTCGGAAAGACGGTAGGGCTATGTCTATTTCTCATGGCCCTCTTTCATGCCAGGGTGAGACATATTGAAAACCTTGGAGATTAAAAAATGAAAAAACTAATGTTTCTTTTTGTGTTTATGTTTCTCACTCAGGTTGCCTACGCTCAGGCCCCGGACAGGAGGATCTCAGATACGAACGGAGTAATCCTCATTCTTAACTCGGATGGGTCCATCGATGCCCGTATCTCTGATGGCACCACCGCTATGTCTGTCAATGCGGATGGATCACTCCCTGTCAAAGAGGGATCTAACGAAACTCCCGTTCTTCATTACACTGAGGTTGGGGTTGCTTCTTCCGACACTACGGTTTGGCCGCTTACCTCATCCTCACAGATTGTTGTGACGGATATGCTTGTATCCGCGAGCGCTGATAGTCGTATGACCTTACAAGACGGGTCTACAGATATTTTCAGTGCTTTCATACTTGCCGATTCACCGTTCGGCCATAATTTCAAAACGTCCATTGTAGGAACTTCGGCTACGAGTATGGACATGACCATCACAGCAGGGGAGGCAACCGTCACCTTGTCGGGATATGAAGACGTTTAAGATACTTCTTATCTTACTGGCTCTGCCGAGTCTTGGATTCATTGGGCCGCGCTCTACATCCGGACTTGTGGCCTCTCAGGACGTTTTAGCGTCCTCCACAGACGCCCATGATGTCGGTACGACTTCAAATGTGTGGAGGTCCGGGTACTTTAATTACTCTCGTTTTAAGGAAACGAGTGAAGCGCCTGATAACAAGTCTGGTTTCGGAAGCATCTACGTTAAGTCCGCAGACGAGCTTCCTTATTATGTGGATGACGGGGGGACCGAGTTTTCCATCACCTCGGCTGATCCTTCAAACCTGAAGACGGTCGTAGACTCCACGGCCAGTACGACCCTTACGACTGTGCAATCAGGGAGGATTTTCACTAACACGTTAGCCACAGGGTCGATTGACTATGCGCTTCCAAGTATTACGAGTGGAATGAACTATTCGTTCTCCGTGACGGACGAGCAGAGGATGAATATCAGACCTGCGACGGGTGAGTTCATTCGGCTCATTAGAGACGCTTCCGGGGACATCGTAACCGTCCCCTCTTCACTAGACAGGATCATGGCTTCGTCCGTAGGATCTTCCATTGTCCTGACAACGACTTCAGACGATAACTGGACAGTTTTTAGCCAAAATGGGGAATGGATCAACATCAGTTAAATGCCAAAAGAATTTCTAAGTTTCAGAAAAGGGTTCAACTGGAGGCTTCCGGCCTACCGACTGCCTAAGAAAAATCCAGAGCAGTGTGTCCTCATGCAGAACCTAAGATGGGGAGATGGGTTTATGGAGGGTATCCCGGGAACCATTCGTTACAACAATGCAACCCTTGGAACAGACCCTATCACGGCGGTCATGCCTTACTACAATACTGAGACCAATATCTCACGGGTCCTGATTGCTTATGGTGGGAATATCGCCATGCGTAATGACGCTCAAAATAATTATTCAACCTTAAAAGGCGGTCTTACCTCAAATCGGATTCTTTTCTCCGCAGATCGCCATAACATAAAGTACATCACTCATCCCGTTGACGGACTTTTCAAATTCCCCGGAGGTCAGAAGATTTATAACGTAGGAGGAGGTGCAACAAAACCTCCGAACATGACCGACGTAATCTTTGTCAGAGAAGTGGACAGACTTTTCGGATTGAAGGACCACAATCTTTTTTGGTGTGACCTCGGGGAACCCGAAGTTTGGGACGCGGCCAATGTGGACAGAATTAAATCCGTAGACGGTGATGTTGGTGAAAAGCTCGAGGTTCTCTACGGAAAGGTCATTATCCTAAACACTTACAGTATATGGATTTACTACATTTTAGGGAATGAGGAGAATTGGCGGCTTGAACTCGCTCCGACCACCGTAGGGTGCATCGCACCAAAGACTGTAAAACGAGTAGGGAATGAAATATGGTTTTTAGGTGAGAGTCCTAAAACGGATAGAGGTGTCTACGCTTTTAACGGATCTCAATCAAGACTCCTCACGGATGATATTACCCCTCTTCTTAATCGTATCAACCGGAAGAGAATCAGTGAGTCCTGTGCCGAGCTCAATAACGACCTCTATACTCTTTCGTTTCCTCTGGACGCCTCTCTTGAGAATGACCACTCGATTGATTTAGACGTTGTGAACGTGAAAGAGGATGGTGTGCCGGCCATTTACGGTCCTCATACCCTTAGTTTCTTCTCATCCGGAGTCCTTAATACCAGAATGAGATCCGGGGAGACTATTTTTGGTCACCAAAGTTCAGGATTCACTCATAGGCTCGGTGGGACGAGTTTTGACTCCATCGCGGGTTTGAGTGGGGACCTGATTCAACACAGATTCCTTGGACCTTCACATAACGATGACAGTTTCGACATTGTTAAAAAGTATGACGATCTAAAACTCTTCTTTCCTCCGAGGGGATTTCACAATCTCAGGATGAAACTTCATTTTTCCCACAGTCCTTACGGGGAAGAAACAAACCCCTATTTTCAGGCGGTTCATACCCGGGGGGAACTTGCCGGTCAGTTTGATCCCTTTGAAAAACAACTTCAAGGTGTTCCCGAGCTCTTTCAAGCCACTCAACTTTTAGGAGCCGGAAAACGTGGGACCGCCATTCAACTTGAGCTTATCAATGACACGATTGACCAGAAGTTCGCCTTCCAGGGTTACAGCTATAAATCAAGAAACCTCTACACCACAAGAAAGGTCCAAGGCGCTTATGTTAGTTAAACTGATTCTTTTATTTTTCCTCCTCTCCCCTATGGCTTACGCTGAAACCGCT